CGACGAATATGCTGCAGGACTCCAACCCAGCAGTCCAACAAAAGGGCATACAAATAGTAATACAGCAACTCCCAGACATTGCAAAAGATATTTTTAACCAGTACAGCCCTAACAATAAGCAAATTAACATGCTTACAGCTATGCTTCCAAAAGTACCTACGCCAGAGGTAACTACGCCAGAGGTAACTACAACAAAAAAGTATGAAGTGTTGAAAAGTGGTACAGAGCTTGGAGATATAAGAATAGCAGAACATGAGGCCCTGGCTAGAAAGGGTTTTGTGTATGACAGTAAAAAAGAACTTGAGGATGCTCTACCGAAGTTAAAACCTAATACTCTAGTAGTTTACCAATCCGAAAAAGGTGTTTTCAAGAAGTTTGTTGTACCACCCAGGGAAAATACTACTGAAACGAGAACAGTGAAATTTAGTAAAGGTGGTCTTTCTGATGATATGGATACAGAACCAATGGAAGAGAATACTGAAATGAGACCAGTAGACCAAGCACAGGAACAGTTTTCAGAGTTTGGGTTAAAAATGCCTACTAACGATAAAGAACTAGAAGCTTACAAGCAAACTCTAGTCACTGTAAAAGAGCTGATTAATCCTAATATGGATACTTCTGTACTGAAAGAGCTTACAGATAGAGCTATACAAAATGTAGAGGCAATCAGAAATGGTTAGTTTTTCAGAGACTTTTAAACCTGTTAATGTAAATAGGGAAAGAGGATCAAGAGGCGAAGAAAAAGACATTATAAAGGACACTGTAAGTACTTTGTCTTTTTCGTCTAATCAGGTACAACCTGAAGCACTACCTGAGTCTGAGGTAACTGAAGAACTGGTTGAATCTAGTCTACCAGAAGATGGCTACAGATTAGAAGAACCAGAAGAAGAGTCAGTCGATAGCAGTCTACCAGAAGATGGTTACAGGTTAGAAGAACCAGAAGATGTGCTTCAATCCAGCTTACCAGAAGATGGCTACAGGTTAGAAGAAAGTACTAACAGTGGTGCTTTGGTTGGTCTACCCACTGGAGTTGAAAAAGGTACTTACTCTGAGAATGATATAGTTGCCAGGCCAGAGCTATTTGAGCCTGTACGTGACTATATAGAAGATAGATACGGCCTTCAAGCTGTTGAAAACAAGACTAATGCTGAAGTAGTTGAGTTATTTTTGGATAATCGGAGAGGTAACGCCTCAGGAAATTCCATTAAAGCTATAGGAGAAGTAGACTACCTCATGGATGCCAAAGAAGATCCTGATCGTCTTCTTAAAGCAGGTAAAGCTTATGCAATCTTTGAGGGTATGGAAAATATAACTGGAGAAGGTGTAACTTGGTCTGAGTTTGGTAGAGCTATGGGTGACTATGCCTTCAGTGTTATTGTGGACCCAATAAACCTTGCTGGTGGTATTATAGGCAAGGCTGTTGGTGGTACAGCCCTTCGTGCTGGTGTTAAAACAGCCTCTGACTTAGCTAGAAGAGAAGCTTCTAAACAACTGTTAGCTGGTGCCACTAAAGAGGCTGCTAAGAAAACAACTAATAAAATAATGAAACAATCAGCAAAAACTCTTGCTGTAGAGGGTGCTGCTGAAATCTCTGAGTTTGCTGCAAAGATGGCTAGTGAGAAAGCACTTACTCGTGTACTTAGTAAGCAAGGTATCAAAGAGATTAGCACGGCAACTGTTATAGACGCCGCTGCAAGTTCTGGTACTGAGTTCCTCTACCAAAGAAGTTTGCTTGAAACTAATGTTCAAAGTGAGATTAACAAGAGTGCTGTGGGGCTTGCTGCCTTAACATCTATGGCTATGGGTGGTATTCAGGCAGGTATTGTAGCTAAACGTGGATTTACTGACACAGCCCTAATCACTGAGGTAGTTAAGCAGTCTACACCAAAAGAAATATCTAGTGAGTTAAAGAAGTCATTAAGTGAGTGGGCTTCTTCTACCCCAGAAAAAGGTATACCGTGGCTCGAAAAGGTTAAAAAAGGTAAGATACTTGGCCCAGAAGACGGTGACTTCTTTATTGATTTAATATTAGGAAGATCAGCTCAAGAGGCTAAGGAGGGTGTTAAGGCAACACCAGCCCTTAAAGGTCTAGCACAAATCATGCAAGAGGGTGGATACTTCTTCACAAAAGAAAATGATGAAGACACTATCTCAAACTTTATTGCTGATTTTATAAAAGATAAATTTGATCAAGAAGATATAAACTCTATTGTTAAGGCTCTTAACCCTAAAGCTTCTAAAAGTAAATCTCTGAAAAAGCAGTTGTTAAGCCCTGACCAGTTCAGTGAAGCTTTTGCTAAAACTATAAATAAATCAGCTCGTGAAATGAATAGCGTAGCTCAAGCATCTAAAAATCTAAAAATAGATATTAAAGATTTAACTTTGAGTGATGTAATGTCAGAAGCTCTGGGCCATAACTTAGTGCCATTCGGAGATAAAAAGAAGTTTAGTGGTCCCTTTATTTCTAACTTGTCTGAGATACAAAACAAATTTATACGTAGCTTAGTGTCACATCCTTCAACTACAATGCTCAACTTGTTTGGCTACACAGGCGCTGCCAGTCTAGACGCATCAACAGACCTAACTATGGCTCTGTACAAAGCTTCAGCTGGGACTTTAAAATCAGTTCTAAGGGTAGGAGATAAAGGCGGTACAGAGCTTGAAGCAGCTAAGCATTTAATCTTTGGGACTAAAGACAGAATTAAGTTTGCTTTAGACCCTGACATGACCTACGCTGCTTACAAGAGTGCTATCCTAAGGAGCACAGGGGGGCTAAAAACACTCGACAGGACACTGGCTGGTGGTATCGATGTAGCTACAACTGTAGACCAGATGGTATCTGTAGGCGGTAAAGGTGGAGTAGTTCAGAATAAGTTAGATACAATTATAAACGGTATGCAACATGCATCTGGTGTTCATTTCCAAGACAGTCTAACTAAGTCCCAAGAATACGTAAGTCAAATGAATAAAATGCTACGTCTTAAATTTAAAATGGGATGGAATGAATTTTATACAGATCCTGATGTTAAAAAGTATATGGCTACAACAGACTATAAAGAATTAGAGCTAATGGCTGTAATGCGTACCAACGAAAACATATTCTCTAAGTCCTACAAAGGTACTGATACGATAGGCCAAATAGCTGGTTTTATTGAAGATATGAGGGGTATACCTGGTCTAGGGTTTATGGTTCCTTTTGGTAAGTTCTTTAATAACACTATTGACTTTGGAGTTAAGAATACTCCACTTCTTAACATAGCTGCTAAAGCTTCTGGTAAATACTCAAAAGAAGCTAGTAACAAGTCTTATCTTGAATTAAATGCTCGTGGCGCTGTGGTGGCTGGTTTAGTATACGGCATGGCGCAAGATGAAGACGAGAATCGCAGACAAGGATTAGGTCTGTATGAAGAAGTAATAAATGGAGAAGTTGTATCACAGCAGTACGACTACCCTCTTTCTTTGTTTAAGGCTGCTTCACGTATTATATCGTATAATATGGCAGGAGAAGAAGTACCACCAGAGATAATAGCTCAAGTAGGTAAGGACTTTGGAGGCGGTGGTTTAACAAGAAATTTAACTAAGACAGGTGAAGGATTTGCTGAGTTTGGGGCTGCTATACTGGCTGGTGAGCTGAAAGAAGCAGGTGTACAAGGTGTAGACATTGTTTCTGATATTGTAGCTCAAGGTATAAGTGGTTTTTTAAGACCACTACAGCCTGTTGACACTGCGCTTGGAATTGGACTCAACGTATCTCAGAGACCTAAAGACACAGCTCAAGGTAATAAGTTTGTAGGTGATTCCTTCAAGTATATAGATACTTTAGCATCATTTGTAGTGGGAGAGTCTGGTCCTCCAAAAGTAAGTGCTGCTACTGGTGAGTTTGATCAACAAAGTTCTACAAGTTTCGGTGGTATAAGAGCCCCTATGCTAACTGACACTCAACGTCTTATGAATTTACTTGGAGTCAACCAGTGGTCTATCAATACAGGCTTGTCTAAAGAAAAGAGACTATTTATACCAGAAGCCACAAATGAGCTTCAAAGACAACTTAGTCTTTCTTTAGAACACTACGCCTCTCAGAAGATGAATAATGCTGCTTTTAGAGCGTCTACTCGTGAAAATCAATTAGACTTGTGGAATGAGAAAGTAAAACAAATTAAAGAAGAAGCTAAGTTTAATCTTCTACTGAGTTATGATGGCCCTCAAAGTACTCTAAGGGCTCAGTATGACTTAGTAAATAAGTACAAAGTTAAAGAAATTGAAGAGACAATAGACTCATTAAATATTCAGAATAAAGACTTTAAAAATAAGACAATGGGAGAACTTACTTTAGGTGAACTTATGGTCATTGAGGACACATTAGAAACTAATGAGTTTACAGATAAAATAAATATACCTGCTGGACTATATGATGAGGGAGACACGTAATGCTACAAAAAAACCCCTCTGTAATTAAACAAAGGGGCTAGTTGGGTTACTTATATTTGAGGATTAAGTCTGCATACCTAAAAGCCTCTTCCACGAGTTCTTCTGCCCGTGTTGATCCACCTTGTGCTAACAGCCCAGACAATGCAGAGGCTGCTAGTAGTTCCCTGTTGCAGGAAGCGTCAGTATCAGGAACTGCCGCAGGTGGTTTATTTACTACCTTCTTTGTTAAGATCTCTTTAGCCTCTTGTTCCAGCGTAGGACCAGGAGGCTTTTTAGTTTTCTTTGGTGCCATCTTCTCTACCCTCTGATAAAGTTAAGATCAGTCTAGCATAATTAGGTAGCTTTGTCAAGAGCTTTGTCATAGTAGTAGACTAGTTATCTTGTCCTTCCGTTTCGGTTATTAACCTGTCGAGGTACCATCGTGCTTTCTTGAGGTCTTCTACAGGTTTACCTTTGTATCTGTATCTATGTAAGTACTTCTTGGCGTTACCCTCTAGGTATCCCATAAACATAATGTGATCCATGTTGTCTTTCATGTAGTCAATACATTCTATTTTACCATCGCCATAGTGTGCAGGTTTATTTACTACATCATCTTCTACAACTTTAGGTCCACCAAAGTAGTCGTCCTTTTTTACTTCACCCCATTTAGCCATTATATACCTTCCTTTATAAATGTTTTGACCCACATAGCTGTTATGTCACTACGTATTATGTCATCTACTCCAAACTCAATGATGGGTACAGGCAACATATGTTTTTTAGCTAAGTGTATAACTTTAGTTAAACCATCAGCTTCTTTCAAGTCAGATTGCTGTACATCTCCATTAAGAATAATAGTACTATTTTCTCCTACTCTTGTCAAGAGCATTTTTAACTCGTGTGTAGTTATATTCTGAGTTTCGTCTACGATTATGAAAGCATCACTAAAACTACGCCCACGCATAAGAGCAAGAGGAGCCATTTCAATGTTACCGTTTTTAATACCTGTATCAACTGTTCCTTTGCCCAAGTGTTTTTCCAAAACATCCAAGACAGGTAAAGCCCAAGGCATAGTTTTCTCATTGAGGTCTCCTTTCAAGAAACCTAGTTCTCTACCTACGGCAACGTGAGGTCTTGTGATGACGATTTTATCGATCTTTTTCGTCGTGTAGAGGTCGGAAGCGTAAGTCGCCGTAACATACGTCTTACCAGTACCCGCTGGACCCAGGATAAAAACTTGATTACTTTCTTTAAGAGCACTTATTAATTCCTTCTGCTTCTTAGTTCTGGGAAGCAGACCCGAAGTTTTATTCGAGGCTGCTCCCTTGTAGTTGGTCTTTCGTCTAGACTTCCTTGGCTTATCAGGAAAGTCGTCCATTATACTTGGCCTTCTATACTACCTAGTAGTTGCTTTAGTTCTGCACAACCGCCTATGTAGCTCCCATCAGAGGAAAAGATCTGAGGAACAGTCTTATGACTGGCTTGCTTCATAAGGCTTAGAACCCACTTGGAACTAGGCGAATCTATATTGTACTCTACATAGGTCTGGTTACTTCCTTTAAGTAAAGCTTTGGCAGTATCACAGAAATTACATTGATTTCTAGATATAACAGTGTAGGTCAAGTCTCTACTCCCCATTCAAAACAAGCAAAACGTTTTAGTGTAAAGTTCCTAGATTCAGCGTATAGCAAAGCAACATACGCATCTTTCTCACACTCCTCTCTAGACGCAAACACAGTCTGGTTAGTTACTGAAAAACAAGGGCCGTTACCCCCAAGAGCACAAACAATTGCAAGCGCTGTAAACATTTTAGTCTCCTTTGTTATACTAGATCTACAATTTCACAACTATCACCAGAGCAAGCCAGTGTTTGACTACCTGATGTATTATCCTCATTCTCGTACTCAGATACCTTAGACCAGTCAATTCTTTCAGGCATGACCGATTGTAGCATGTCGTAGTCTGACTTACCGCACTCTTGGTAAGGAGCTTGTTTATAGATGTGGTCATCATACGGCAAAAAGGATACGCCTGACATCTCATCGAAGTTCTTGTATACGAAAGCACCTACTTCAAACCACTCATCTTTCTTGACATTGACTGTCACAGATGGTTTATGTTCGCACCAATTACGTTGGTAAGCAAGCCACATCTCTAGTTGTTCTATGGCTGTCATATCAGCTGTAACTACAGCCCCTTCAGGAGCCTTCTGTGGAAAACTAAACACAGTTGTTTGGTCAGGCTTTGTAGCGCAAGGCTCGTTAGGTATACCCTGATCTTGCATAAACTGTGTCAGAGGATCTTTGTTATCTCCACGTACAGTACGTATATAATAACGAGAGTGTCGTGCATGAATCCCACTACTGGAATCAACAAGCTGAGAAACCGTCCCACTTGGCTTAACACAAGTTACAGCAGTAGACACAGGTATTTCTAAACGTTCTGACCACTCAGCATTAGTATTAACAGCAACTTGCTTGAGATGTGCAAGTGTCTTACTTAACCCTTTGTTACTCATAGTCATCAGAGGATTGTCCATAATACCTGTCAATGAAACGCCAAGTAACCGTTCTTCCGCTGTGTTATCTGTCCACTGTTTACGCAAGTATGGAAACTTAGTGTATGTTGACTGGATCGTACCTAAGATAGTAGCTAGACGTACTTTCTCCTCTAATGTTTCAAGAGTATCTGTTGAGCGTACTACACACTCTGTTAAGTTGCAAAACTGACTTGGGCGTAAAATTATCTCAGAACATGGGTTGGTTCCAAACTCGTAGTCAGGATTACGTCGCCCATTTTTAGCTGCCTGTGCCTTAGATGCCTCACGGTTAAAGATACCTCTCTCACCACTACCACTCTCAACCAGTGCCAACCACTCACGCATGAAAGACACTGCATCAGGTTTATTAGCATAAGCCACTGAATTGTTTGCTAGTGACCGTTGACCTTCACGTACAATACCTAAATCTGGATCATCCCACCATGTACCACTCTTAGCGTGACGCATACGGTCATCACTCAGGTTGGACAGGGAAATCATAGCTGAACGGCGTACACCACCTACAACAACAACCTCACCTATCTTACACATAATGTCGTGACACTCAATAGACTCTAGTTTACGTCCTTGTGCTTCCTTAAAGGTACGGATAGTAAAGTTAAACAGATCGACTAAAGGCGCTGGACCTGAGGCACGTCCTCCAAAGGTCTTGAGTGGAGCGCCAGCTGGACGAACCTTAGATACATCCCAGGTAGGGATTTCACCACTATACAGGAGTGCAATCAATTGACGAAGAGCCTTAGCCCAACCCTCCTTACTATCTTTAACAACGATATTAGTCTCACTGTCGAACAACAACTTGGGAACCTCAGGGAGCTTACTGACGAATTGCCTCTCAACGGAGAAGCCAACCCCAGTACCACAGAGCAAGATAAACATAGCCTCATCGAAGGATTTAAGGTCATCTACGGCTAAGTAGCTACAGTTGTACATACACGTATTGTCTCGGTCAGCAGCTGCGCCAGCAGTCATAAGAGAACGCATAGAAGGCATTACCTCAAGACCTATAATAGCCTGTTCTAGTTTGTACTTAGTGTCGGAATCAACCATGTCTCGTATGATATTAGCTGAAAAACGTGCAACAGTGTCATCCCACGATTCACGCCCAGTACCTTCGTAGTACTTGGCATACCGTGACTTATGAATAAAAGATTGATAGTCTGTTGGTAGTGAGTTACTCATAGGTTATTACCTCGTTCTTTCTTATCTTCTTCTAGCCAAACCATGCGATCAATGTCGCCTCGTGTTAGTCCAATATCTTTTAACTCTGCATCTGTTAGTTTATTAAGTGTCTTGATTGCAGCCCTATGCTCTGACCACATAACACAGTATCGCATAAACCGTACAAATATATTGTTGACCCACCTAGTCTTCATCTGTTATCTCCTGATCCTTTGATTACGTTGCGGTCTTTGCGTCCAGTTAACTTGTCTATATTTAGTTGAGCAATGTCCTCAAGGGTGTAGCCAAGGTCATTAGCTGTGTTTGCTAAGTACCACAAAACATCCCCTAGTTCTTTTGCTACATCGTGTCTGTTAAAAACACCGTCCCTAATCTGCTTCTTAACCTTCTCAGCTACCTCTCCTGCTTCCCCACACAAGCCTAGTGTTGGGTACAAAATCTTGTGAGTAGAGGGGTACACGGCAAAACCTACTGCTTTTCTTTGATACTCGTTTAGGTTCTCTACAGTCTTGTCTTGCTGTTGATCCGCAAAGGCATCTATATCATCTTGGCTAATCATTATTCTAATTCCTCTGCTGTTATGTTTTTAATCTTAATGTCTTCTATGTCGTACAGTATGTTCTTAACTTGATCGGCAATAGTAGCCTGACGATCAGCTGCATCGACTTCCATGTAGAAGTAGTCAGGGTCTACTTTTACTCTAATTGATACTTCATACTCCATTATCGGAAACTCCAGTTTTACCACATTATGTGCTTTAAGTCAAGATGAAAAAAGGTGACTAGGTGTCACCTCTAAGTTTTGATTCGATCTCAGGATCCGTACTCCCGTCTAAGTGTATCAAGCGATACCCATTGAGGTTCGTACCTACCGTCGCATATGTTTCTCTTAATGAGAACCCCTTTCCACCACTCTTTGTTAGCCTGTCCTGCCCAAGCCTCTGAATCTCCTTTGAAGCATCCGACAACTGCCCCAATAGCCCCACCAGAACCAACGTCATCTTTAAAGTACATATCACGTTTATGACTGTGACCAACACTGCAAGAGCGATACCGCTTTTGTATGAGAGCGTAAGCATGGTGAACACCACTAATGGCCCTGCCAAAGTTACCAGCGCCCACATAGTGAGCATAGTCCACACCGTCGTAGTTGTAGATGGCTGGTGCTCCATCAATGTACTCGTGATATTCATCAAACCATCTTTTAGTATTGAGGTGAGAGAATGAGATCCCATACTTGTCTCCTTCTAGTCTAGGGTCATGTGAGATAGCTGTCTTTATTCTATTCTCGTGATTACCTTCAAAGCCATACCAAGTTGGACGCTTTCGTCTTTGTTTCTTAAACCGATAACGTAGAAGGTCTTGAGACTCATTGTAGGAGTCAATGTCTACTTCATAGTTTTGAGAGACAATAGACTCAGGCTTGCGAGTATCGTAGGAGTTGAGTGATTTCATGTCAGCCCCATCCCCAAGGTCAACAACATAGTCTGGCTTTAAGTCATAGATTAGACCACCTAGCCAATCAAACCTTTCATTACTAGCCGTTGAGTTTGCGTGTGCACAAGAGAATACGATAGCAGTGCGCTCTTTACTGTGATTACTTATTAACATTTGTTAGGTTCCTTGATCCAGTCCTCGGGTATAACTTTATCAGCGTATAGAAATCCATTCTTAGTACACCAGTCTGCATAAGAGCTAGTAGCTCCTTTGTAAAGTTTAGCCCTTGAATTATTAAACACAAAGCGTATATCCTTGAGAGGATACTGTGACTTTATCTCCTTATGTTTTCTTCTGTCTGTTGATACAAATCTTCCCTTTGTCTCTATTATGATACCGTTGCTTAGTACAAAGTCTGGGGTATAAGTCCTGATTTTACTATCTAGCCACTTTATCTTTTCTTCCTCATACGTAAAAGAAACACCTAAGTTTTTAAGATAATCTGCTGTTTTTTCTTCAAGACCTGATCGATAACCTGCTTGTATCCCCCTAAACCTCGTTTTGATTGCCATCAGAAGTTCTCCACTTCTTCAACCTTTAAAGGTTTCTTAACGTCAGTCAAGTAGACTGGTCCATGAGAATATATAAACTTCTTCAGACCAGGCCAACATGGTTTCTTAAACTCGCAGTATGAACACTCCATCCTTAGTTTTTTATTAGGAGATGTCTTGCTCATTGGTTCATCTTTGAACTGACGCTCTGGTGGAACTTTGTTGGCTGACATCTTCTTTATGTCTTCAATCTCTTGCGGCTTAGTCTTTAGCTCATCAGTGAAGTCATAGGTATCTAAGCAGATATGACCATTAACTTTGTCAATAACCAAGAAGGCACCGTGTGTCTTATTTGTCACAAGTGGGTCATCTTTAGCTGCGTACACATAGGAAGACAACTGAGATATGTAACCAAACGGATCTTGTTCGCGTAAGTTACCCTCTTTAAACTTCTTAAAGGAATAAGGAGAAGCAGACTTAACGTCAACAGTTATACCATCAATAACGCAGTCGCGGCTACCCTTGATACCGTGGGCAGACATTCGGTCTTGCTGACCTTCAACTTTATGACCTGCTTGCTGTGCAATACCTAAAGCAAGCTCTTCTATCATATCACCGTAGAAAAACTTGAGCAGGGCGTTTGATTGTAGTGGTTCTGCTAATTTACTTTGATTAACCTTATACCATAGCTTACGCTTACATGGAGATCCAATGGACGACATTGAAAGGTAATTACGTGCTTTTTGTGGTTCTTTAAATCTAGACATAGCCATACTTGCAATGTTATCACCGATAACTTGACTGATAGCTTTGTCCCACCCTTTGAGGCCATACAGAACTTGCTCCATGTCCTCTACTAGAGTATCAATAGTCTTTGTCATACTATTCTCCTATATCATATAAAAAAGGAGGGCTAACCGTTGGCCCTCCGCGAGGATATTTAACGCTCCTACCCGTACTGCTTGGTGCTAGAAAGGTATGTCACCTGGTGACTCTTTCGTAGGGGCTGCAGGTTCTGGAGCTACCTGAGTTTGAGTGTAGTCTTTAGGAGATAACCCAGATCCACGATCTGAATCACCCTCAAAAGATACATGATCAATAACCTGTACTCCTGCTAAACGTGATCCCTTTCCCATCTTTGTGTCGTACACGTCTACGTAAACAACTCCAATAGAACCATTACCAATTAGACCATCCTCTGGAGTCCAAGGAGATCCGTCAGGTGCATAGACTTTAGGTGGTCCTGCTGCCCATGTCCTGTCAAACTTATCCTTCCAAGGTCTCTTGAACTTAACTCGTGCACCTCTGCCCTCAAGGTCTGGTTTTTCTTGTTTACGTACACCAGCTTCCTTCATAACTTTGAGTGCGTCAGCATCCATGATGATATCAACTGTTGTTGCACCGTCTGTCTCTACATCGTATTCTCCATTATCTCTGTTACCCTCAAAGAGCTTTGCCCATTCAAGGATGCCGTGAAGTTCAATAGTTTTAGTAGCCATACTTTTCTCCTTATAGCTATTTGAATTATGTCTATAAGTTTAACACACAAACTAGTGTGTGTCAAGCCAGTTTTTACCTATATCATAAGAGCCTGGTGTGGGAATCTTAAACCCCAAGTCAACACCTGTTTCAGCCATAGTTGTAGCTACAAGTTCGCCCATAAGTTTAGCATCCTCATAACTACCCTTCACTTCAATCTGGTACTCATCGTGAATGAACCCTACCATCTTGAAGTCAATACTCTGATCTCTTGCCTTCTTGTGAAAATTGATTAGAGTATGTTTCATAAGAACAGACTCGCCAGACTGTAAGATACCCGCTAGTGTCTTGTGTTCATTGGGTACTTTGACTAGTCTACCATCGTAACCCTTAAAGAATCCTTTCTCTGCTATGTACGGTATCATTCTTCGTTTGAGTGCGGCTAGTCCATCAATACTTTGCTCAAATCTAGTACGAGCATCAGCTGCTTCCTTTTGATTTACACCAAGGATACTTGCAGTCTTTGCAACGCCAGCACCTAGCAGCCAAGCATATATAAAGGTTTTAGCCATGTCTCTAGTGCCGTTAGGTACAGCTAAAGCTTTCTTGTTCATGTTGTGTATATCGGTTTCATCCTCTTTCTTACCTTCCATGATAGCCTTAGCATACATCTCAGCATCAAAGTGACGCCAAAGATAGTCAGCAAGAACCCTAAGTTGAATACCATCTGCATCACAACCAACAAGGTAGCTGCCATCAGGAACGTCCCAACAAGTACGTAGATGGTGATCATACTTAGACTTTACTTTTTGAACTGCTGTATTTGGAGTACCGTGAAATGCTGATGGTATGTTAGCTGTGTTAGGCGCATTGTGTGCACATCTACCTGTCCATGCTCCTATGTTGTTGATGGTACCGTGGATACGCCCATCGCTACAGACTTGGTTTATCCACTCCACAAGAGAACTTCTTCTACCCTCTAGTGTTAGCCATTGAGCTAGTCCAGTTGCACCTGACGGTGCATCTGCAGGTAAAGTGTTTAGGTTGTCCTCTGACACAGTATAACCATATCTCTCTAGATTCTTCAACTTAGTGTCGTAGAACTCTTGATCCATCTTTACTATTTTCTTGCCGTATGGATCTCCTACTCTTAGTCTAAGAAACTTTAGGTGAGTTTTTGTGCGATCAAAAGGAGCCCAACCTGCATCCCAAAGAGCATCAACTCTATCCTTGGAAGCACCTGGGTTAAACGAAACGAAGTCATAACAAAGTAAGTCATCACCCAGTCTACTTGTTGCAACATACTTTTCTTTTGCTTCAAGTACCTTTGAGTAAGGCTCACCATCATTTTTCTCCTTATACTTGAGTGTGTGAACTTTTTGTAGTTTAGGTGGAAAGTCTTTTTGGAATTGATCTTCTAGTGCACTCTTCTCCTTTATGATACTGTCAAGAAGACTTTGAGCCATCTGGTAATTAAATTTAAAGCCATGAAACTTAGTACGAACTAATTCAATTTGGAGATCGTGTTCAGCTCTTAGAGATTTAGACCATTGAGGATCGTAGATAACGTCTGAGAAGTGCTTGAACAAAGCCTCAGTAGTGTCTAGGTCTCCGTACCAGTACTCAACCATTTCATTGTTAAAGTTTTCAAAGTCAGTGTAGTCTCCCTTGTGTACTCCTAGACGTAATCCCCAACTCTTGAGACTGTGTGGACCCTTACCACCTACAGGTGGTGGTATATCATAGTCAACTGTTCTAGATATTATTAGAGTATCCAGTACCTTGTGTGGGTCTAGTCTAGCGTCTAAGAACTTATTTAGAAGAGGTAAATCGTATTGTATGAAGTTGTGACCTACCATCTTGTCTAGGGATAGGTGCCATTCCGTAGCTTCTTTTCGCGCTACAGGATCTTCATGTATATTCTCAAACTTAAACACCTCTCCTGTGTCTAGCATCTTTCCACCCACTAACCAACACTTGTCGGGGTGCTCAAGAGCATTTGTTTCTATATCGCAGAAAGCTAATCGCATTATGTTCCCTATACTCCAAAGCGTTGATAGTCAATGATAAGCAGTGATAACTCATCCTCTAACCTTTCTATTCTATCAGGATCCTCTTTATTAGTCAAGGCTTGGACAAGTTCATCTTGAGTTTTCTTAATCTGAGTATCAATTTCAGACAAGTAAATCTCTAACTTATCGTCAAAGTCATATATGTCCATCTCAGAAGACCCTAGCTCAATCCAATCACTCTCTATCGTAGGAGTATCAAGTTCGAAGTCATCATCATCGTAGTCATTACACATCGAAGGCAACCTCCTCTAGTACAGTTGTTTGTGGATCGTAGTAGATAGAACCAGCGTTACCCAACTTACTGAAGGGTCTGTTTTTATCTACGATAAAGGTTGTAGTATTTCTATCGTCTTCACTATCACTCTCTACGTCACGTTCTAGTTTAAGACATATGATAGCTTCTTCCTCAAGAGAACCTGCATACTTTGTGCGCCCATCATCATTGACTTGTGAGATAAAGATTACACCTATGTCTAGCTCCTTAGCCAACTGAGCCATACGTGACCCAATAGCTGTCAGAAGAGAAGTAGCACCATCAGCGCCACCTTGAGATAAGTAGGCAAGTCGTTGTACGTGATCGATGAATACATAGTCAACACCGTACACTGTAGCAGCCATGCGAACATAGTCTAGTAGTTTCATAGGATCATCATGTGACCTTAGTTCAAAGACAACTGTACGGTCATCTGCCATTTTCTGTGCGGCAGCAATGACGGCATCCTCTGAAACGTTAGATGCTGCTGCATCCTCTTTTGTACGTACATTCTTTTTGAGACCGTAGGTAGCCATAGCCCGATAAGTAGTCGAGCGCATCTCTTCCATGTGCATTAGCCCAATCTTAACGTCAGGGTCTTGCAGAAGACCACACTCAAAGAAACGAACCATCTCTGTTTTACCACCGCCTCTGGGAGCTTTTACAAAGGTAAGACCACCTTTGACTAGACCCCTTATCTTATTGTCGAGACCGCTGTGACCTGTAGGTACATATGAATATGGGTTTTCTCTAAGGATGGTTTCTTGAATGTCGTCATCACCCATGTAAAAGTTATCTGGGCTAAACCTCTGCGGCTTACGCGCTGCCCACATAAGGGCATCACTATCACCTGCCATTAAGAACTCATTGGCATCTTTATGTTTGGACATAGCGACGTAGTAGAACTTGTCAGGAAATATCTCATATAGTTTTTCTGCTGCTGCTTTACCTGCAGTGTCTTGCTCACCAGCATACACAATTTCTTTGAATGAGTTCAAGTACTCGTAGTTCTTCTTGATAAACCTCTCTGATACAGTAGCACTAGGTAGAGACTTAACAGGGAAAGACTTGCCTAGTATTTGAAATAGGCTGGCACTGTCAAACTCACCTTCAGTTATGTAGAGTCTGTTGGAGCTACCTGAGTTAAACTCTGGCCCAAACAGATCGTCTAGACCACCGCGATCCTTCAACCAAAACTTCTTTTCATCGTAGCCGCGATACTTTACATTGTTTTTCCATTTGAAGGCATAGCGAACTGGTTTGTTGTCAGCATCTAGTTGCAGCTGAATGCCGTACATCTCACAAACGTCAGGATCAATACCTCGTATCCCTTCGTAGGTTCCTGACTTTATTTCACGTTGTATCACTGGTTTCTCTCTTTCTTCTGGTGTATAGTCTTTCAGTGGATAGTCCTGCTTAGCCCAATCGAATACCTGCATACGGCTCATGCCCTCGCCTGGATAAGATAGACCGCAGCTGTGACATAAGCCAACCTGACGATCTATTTCCCAGCTAAAAGCGTCAGAGGATCCACACGCTTCATAGGGGCAAGGTATGTTACTTTTGTTATTACTCATACATCTCTCCTTTTTTCTTTTTGGTAGTATACTCCATCTGGTAGGTCCATAGCAACTAAAATATCTTTCAACTGTTGATAACTTATTTCAAGAACTTGTGCTCTGTTTGAATCAGGCAAAAGTTGGCTCAGATACACAGCTCTTTCATCTAGTATTATTTCAACGTCCTCGAAGTGACCCTTTTCATCAAGAGTTATAATTGATGTGTAGTCATGTTCAGTTTCTATTGTAAACATTATTTGTCCTGTGTTGATGCACTACCCGATCCATTCCAAAGAACCCATCAAAGATACCCAAGATACAGGGAACAAGAGCTCCATCTCTGAGTTAATACGTTGTGCTACTTCTCGTGTCTCAGTTTGTGTGTCAGTGGTACATCTAAGGTCACACATATCAGCAAATGCATCCAGTGAACCTGACCAGTACCACTCAGTCATCATACTCTGTGGCAGTACCATACGTGCTTGCTCAGGGCATACACCCCTGTCAAGCAAGCTATTGTATAGAGTTTTACTGGCTAAACTAATGTCACCTACCTTACCGACATCTACCTCACCCTCAGACCCCTGCTTCTTATCCTCACTACGTCCACGCCATTCTATAGGCTGATAAAACTCAGGCTCACTATCCACGTAACGTCTACTGATCTCATTCCAGCGTAGAAACTTATGCTTGACTAGCTGTCGTGCTACAAAGATAGGGGCCTTCACATGAAAACTGGCGAAGCAATGACCAAACGGACTGATGTGATCATGGTCTGCTAAATAATTAATTAACTTGGCATCCTTTTCTTTTAGAGTTGGTGGACCCCAAACATCAGACGTATCTAGTTCACTTTTTTTACCAAATGAAACACGGGCAGCGTTGGCTACAGTAAGGTCTGACCCCATGTGGTCAATGTATGTTACTTCAATCTTTGCCATATGTTTTAACTCCAATACACTCTATTGTTTCTGTTGAGTCATTAACCATAACGGATGCATGTTTTAGTTCTGCCATGCAAATAGTATTATTCTCAAAGGTACCTAAGTGATGGTACCTAACACCTTGATCGGGTAAGACTTGGAACCATATTAATAAAAAGAACATTACTGATTGGCCTCCCATGCCGCTGTTGCACGTTTGAGAAAGATATCTCTGTCAAACTTGTCGTTAGTACTGGATAATATGTCAGCCATGTCCTGTAGGCCAGAAGGCCAGTCCAAGAGAGGGCTGATATTGTCAGCTATAAACTGGTAGTGTCTACGGCTCATTTTGGGTGCATTTGATGTTGTGTTAGTCATTACTAAGTGCCTCTGTTATTTTTAGAACAAGTGAATTATGGGACTCAGATAGTTCAACTAGAACGTCGTCTAACTCCTCAACTAATGTCTGCGTTTGAAGTAAAGTCACCCATAAGTATAAACTAAAGGTAATCACGGCTGCTAAAGCAAAGATTGTTATCATTGTCTTTCTTTCTGTTTTTGGTGTCCCCTACAGGACTCGAACCTGTAACCTACTGCTTAGAAGGCAGTTGCTCTATCCAGTTGAGCTAAGGAGACTGTTATAGTCTATCAATGTTATCTATGACAAACTGAAAAAGATTTGCTTTGTCATAGTAGTGGTTTAGTGACGTGTAATTGGTTTGCCGTAGCCACCGTCTACCAAAAACTTCTCAAAGTCTTCGAAGGTATAACCCTCGCTCTTTAGAAACTCTTGGTAGTAGTACAGCATTTCAACATACTCATCTTCTGTAAAGTCTTCACGTTCTTTGAAACCCATTGTACCACCTCTGTATATTAGTTTCAACTAATATCATTTTCTTTCATTTGTTCTAGTCTGTACTCAGTGAAGTACGCATCCTTATCTGTTTTAAGTACGTAGTCTCTCCAGAACTCAGGGCCTTGATCACCCCTCTTAGGGGCAAATTCAAAAATGCCTTGTACTTCGTATTTTAGTGATTGAAGCTTTGATGCTTCATCCAGAGTGCACGTAAATGATTCCGAAAGACTTTCTAGTATTTCTTTTACTGCGTTGTGAAACTGTAGGATTGTGACAAGCTCTTTCTCAGTAATTTGTGTTTTGTTTTTAAGTTTCATTATATAATTCCTAACATGATTGGGCCAAAGATTGCGGCTGAGATTGAAGCGCCCATAAGAACGCCAACTAGTACTGATTCCTTTTTACTCATTATCTGAACTCCTGCTTAAATTTGGTGTGAATAACTTCTACCGAAATCATCCTCATCTCTTAGTCTGTCTAAAGTATCTATGTCTATTTCTGATGGATCCCAAGATGTGTTCCTTCCATCTATGAACTTACCTTCAAACATACAACCTTCGTCTTGGTAATAAGCGTGGACTTTTACACCTAGACCAAATAGCTTATCCCAGATAGGTACAGGTGGACCCCATGCTGTCCAACAAGTGAAGTCAAAGTCTCCTGTTGATTCGTCTTCATACCAAGTTAAATCAGACGCAAGGTATACATCACAAACGTCCCACTTTGTACCCCATCTATCCCAACGCCAGTTGTACGCATCAGCTGCCTTAGTCAGTGGCATTGGTGTTACGGCATCACAAAACCTGGCGTCATGTCCTCTGCTTAAATTAAAATATAGCTCCTGCACCATAGCCCAAGGCCCACTAATATTAACTTGTTGATCACAGTGATTAGGCATTTGTATTATCCTTTCCTATACTTTAAGTATATACTCTATTCCTACTTTACTCATAAACATTAATAAAACTTTAAGTAAACCTAAGGTTATTTTAAGGGTATACATTTAGTTCGTCAAGTCTAAAGTAGTAAAGTAGGAGATATTGTACATATAATTTATTTATGTGTGACACTTATACCACATAGTTGAGTATTGTGTTGGCCTCATCAATACCTTGATCTGCACACACATAGCCCTCTTTGATAATAACCGTATCACCTTCCATCGTATTCTTTGAGGCCCAAACTACGGCTCGACGTAAATCCTTAGTAGTAGTGGATGCCATCATGCTGTCGTCGGACATAACTTTAGTTACATAGATAAAAGACATATTATTTCTCCAATTAGTTGTTGTATGTTATAGTAGCTTTAGTGAAGCACACTAGTGCAACAAGTAGTAACACCCAGTGTGCATAGTTGTCAATCTCAATTGAGTGCGCGATTGAAGCTAGTACAACTAGGCTTAATCCGCATAGTAAATAACAGGTTGTTGTTAGGGCAGAATACATAGCTCATTTCTCCTTTTTTATAGGGCTTCCAGACCAGCTCTTTACTGAGAACCAGTCGTACTTGTACTTGCTGTTTACGTAGTCACACACCGCCCAATACTCCGCAGATTCTCGTGACGATAAGTCCCACACCCAAATGCATGGGATATTTTCTACGTAGAAGCCTGTTACCTCTCCATCACACGCCATCATTTCTACATCGGCTGATACTAATAAATTAGTCTCTCTCATTTTTCAATCCTTATCGTTACTAGTATAGAGTCATCTTGGTGTATAACCTTTGCTTTTCCCTTTGTTTCTGTTGCTGGTTTTGCAGGGTATACACTCAAGAGGGCTGGTACCTCAATCTGAAACACACCATCTACCTTCTTACCAAACACACGCCGATCCATAACAGCTTTAGATATTGTAGGCTTAGACACACCAGTCATCTTAGATGCTTGACCTAGTGTTACTACCTTAACACCTTTACTTTTCCTTACCTTTGCAAGCAAGTTACCCCAGTCGTTGTAACCGTGCTTAGAGCGTGTTCTAGGTCCATAAAATTCTAGTACTTCTTCTAACATAGTTAATTGTTTATCTGTAAACATAGTATTATCCTTTTGTTTCGTTTGCTAAAGTTACACATGACACAACAGTATTAGTGCCACACCAATTACAATAACTGTACCCATGCAATGACACCTTGTCATCACTCCAATCAGGGCAAGTATTATTAATACAAATTCCTGGAACACCTATATCTGCAAACCCTAAAGTATCTAAGAGTTCGTCAGGTGTGAGCTCATACTGTTCAGCTAAGACTAATAGACGCTCCTTACTATCATATCTTTCCATTACCCAGACTTTTCCATTATTTCAACTCCATTACACATTCTACATGAAAGCGTGACACAACATCACCTGTGTCTAATAGCTTGTTAGCTCTGTTACCTGCTACGTATTCGCACCATGTATTCCACCAAAACTCTGTTCCTCTCTCTTGTGTCATTAGAACGTAGTCACGTATCTTCTTGTACTTAGTCTCTGTTTTGAGTTTGGCACCTATCTTCACAGCATTAGCTGACATACCAAGCCTAGTTAGGTTGTGGCTATCAATACACGCTACATCAAAGCCTAACATCTGCATCACAAAAGCAGCTTTAACCATCCCAAGGTTAGGCACTTTCATAAGCAACATGATACCCTCTGTTATTACGTCAGCATCACTTAAGCTTGTTCCATTGTCTAAGTACTTTTCAAGATACTCAAACTCCTCAAAGCCACAACACGCTCTCTCTTTGAGCTGCATAAGCTTAGGCCACAAGAAACCTATGTTAGTCTGCACATAGGCCATACCGTCAGACTTCTTGCCCCACAGATATTTACTTCTTAGGCCGTTGTCTCGAATGTCTAGACGTTGATTTTTAACAGTGCTTAGCCCTGCCTGTATGGTACACAAGGTAAACTCAATAACATCTATTAAACCTTCTGGACTTGCTGCAGCGTGTTCTGCAATTGCGATACAGTCTCTTTTATACATCTGAAATATCCTCACCCATAGCCATATTGTAAATGGTTTCACGACACTCTTTAATTGTTTTCATAAAGAAATCATAGTCATCTAAGGTGTAAGTGTCACCTGTTAGGTACTGCTCCCTAAAACGACTGTACAATTGTAATCGGTCCATCGTTTCAATAATCATTTCATTTCTGTCTAGCTTTGTCATAGTACTCACTTTCATTAATCTTTGTCTTATATTATAGTTGACTTTGCAGAATGTCTTTTAGTTCTTGAATAGTCATGCCTAGTTTTTCCGCGTACCATCTCAAAGTAATGTTTGGGGTCTGGTCGTAATACTCGGCAATGTCTTGGCGAGTAAAATACGCGGGTGATTTCCAAAAAAGTTTTGTCATGTTTAATGCTCCCTGTCACTCCTTTTCTAACCTTAATCTTTCCACCATCCTACAAGGATATGATGATTGTTTGCCGCATGGTCTAAAAGTTCTTGTGCCTCTTTTGGTGTATAACCAAATTGTGCTGCAGAAGTGCCTAGTGGTTCTCCATTTTCTACTAAACGTCTAATCTCGGCGGCGTCACGAGTGGATACATAGTCAATAAGGTCGTCCATTTATACCGACTCCTTATCATGGCTATGCAATAGGACTGTTTTGACTACGGCTCTACACCCTGTCTCATGGAATGCTTCTGAAGCAGAGCAATAAGCTTCACCTGAGCAAGTGTTGTCGGACCATACATAAGGTTCATCATCAGGCGGTAA